AAGACACCTTCCAACCAAAAATTGGCTTTAAGACTCGTTACGGAATCGTTGCAAACCCATTTGCAGAAGGTAACGTATCTAACCAAGGTCTTGGAAGACTTCTTGCTAACTCAAACCGTTACTACAGAAGAGTCAAGGTTACAAACTTAATGTAATTCAGATAATTACAATCTTACAAGAGACCCAAATGGGTCTCTTTTTTTATGCCTATATAATACACGGTTCAGTATGAGAATTATGAATAAGTTAAAATGGATCTCTGTTGGTATTGTTGGCAGTCTCTTCGCTGTGTCACATATCGGAATGATTGGTTACATTGCAACTAGAGAAAAGAGCAAATTACCTGACTTAAATGTACCTGTAGGCCCATATACATCATACAAGGTAAGTGTATCAGAGGAAGGATATGCTATTTCATATAAGGCAAATGATCCCAAGACAGCATACATTACTAAGGACATCAAAGAGAAGGGTGGTTTCTTAGGACTAGCAAACAACACTACTAAGATTGCAGAAGAATACTTCATGGATGGTCAGACCAATCAAGGTGGTGCAGTATCAAATCATAGGTCATGGTTAGATGGAAGGCCTGGATTGACACAAGAACAATCAGATAAGATAAGTGCCGCCCGAAAAAGTGAGGCCTGTATCAAAGCAATCGGAAGTGCAGAAGGTACAGGAAGACTTGTGGGTACTTCAGTTGGTGCAGCTGCTGCTCCTACTCTTAGTACTATTCCCTTTGTTGGTTGGGTCGCTGCTGGCTGGGTGGCTATGTTTGGTGGTAATCAAGGCGCTGATATAGGTGGTAATATGGCAGAAGACCTCAATAAAAACTGCTAAATAAAAGTAAAACCCCATGGCAGTTACGAGTAATAACACATTTACTGCCTTTTCTAGGCAAGTCGCGAACAGAAATTTTTTATCACCAGTTGGCTTTAAGTTTAACTTAAGCAAAACTCCAAAGGTAGATTTCTTCTCACAATCAGTATCAATACCAAATATAAATCTTGGAGTATCAATTCAAACTACTTACTTGAAAGATATTCCTGTGCCTGGGGATAAGATGGACTATGGTGATCTAGATATTGAGTTTTTTATTGACGAAAATCTAGAGAATTATTTACAGATAGAGAAGTGGATGAGATCACTTGGATTCCCTGAGTCAATTGGAGAATCAATTCCTCTAGATCCAAATGAAGAAGATTTACTTATGGGTGCCAGATCGGATGGAACTCTGTTAATATATAATAGTAACTTCCAGCCAATCGCAAAGATAAACTTTAAGGATCTGTTTCCAATAGCACTAACTCCTGTTCCATTTAGTGCTGACGCAACGGATATAAATTATATTATGGCAACAGTTACTTTCAAATATACTATTTTTAATGTGGAGAGTTTAGTAGGAAATGAATCTTGAGTTCATAGAAGGACTTTGGGAAAAGGATTCGGTTATAGATAATGAATTATTACACTCAGAATCTACAAAAACACCAGCCTTACACGCAAAGTATTACAAAATTTACAATAATATCCTGACTTTACAAAAATCTCAGGAAACTCAATATAAAATATTGAAAAAGGAGAAGTGGATATACTATACTGGTAAAGCACAACCAGAAGTATATGTAGAAAAACCTTTTGATTATAAAGTTCTAAAGGCCGATTTAGACAAATACTATGATGCAGACCCAGATCTCATCAAGTGTACCGCAAAAATAGAGTACTACCAGATAATGTTAGATTATTTGGAGAGCATACTCAAGGTCATTCAAAACAGAACCTATCAAATAAAGAATGCCATAGAATGGCAACGATTTACGAATGGGTTATGACAAGTCTCAAAATTGCCAAGAAGAATGAAGTACATCTCACTGTAGATGCAGAACCTCATGTGCAACAAGAACTATCAGATTACTTTACATTTGATGTTCCAGGCGCTAAGTTCATGCCTCAGTACAGAAATCGTCATTGGGATGGTAAGATAAGACTGTTTTCGACTGCTACAGGTGAAGTGTATGTAGGTTTGTTAGATAAGATAATTTCATGGGCAAGGAAGTCAGATTATAATGTAGAGTTTATAGAGAATGAAACATACGGCACTCCGTTTGAAGAGAACGAAGAGATATCATTAGAAGGTGTAAAGGACTATATGACTGCAATCTCCAGTCACACACCCAGAGATTATCAGATTGCTGGTGTATATGATGCACTTAGAAACAATCGAAAGTTAATTATATCGCCCACTGGATCAGGTAAGTCACTTATGATCTATGCTGTTGCACGTTACCATGTGGGTAGGAAGAGAAGGATATTACTTGTAGTTCCCACTACATCTCTTGTAGAGCAAATGTATAAAGACTTTACTGATTATGGTTGGGACGTAGAAAAATATTGTCATAGAGTATATTCTGGTAGGAAGAAAAGCACACAACAACGTGTAACAATATCAACTTGGCAATCTATCTACAAGATGGATAGACAGTGGTTTTCTCAATTTGATGTTATAATAGGAGATGAAGCACACCAGTTTAAATCCAAGTCACTAATCAACATCATGTCTAAGATGAGAGATACAAAATATAGATATGGATTCACAGGAACATTAAGTGGCACACAGACTCATAAATGGGTGCTAGAAGGGTTGTTTGGCCCATCGTATAAAGTGACCAAGACATCAGATTTGCAAGCCAAGGGTCAACTGGCAAAGTTATCCATACGGATTATACTACTTAAACATGAACCAAGACAGTTTGATGAGTATAGAGAGGAGATGAACTATATCATAGAACATGAAAAGAGAAATTTATTCATAAAAAATCTTGCTGTGACTCTAAAAGGCAACACATTAGTCCTGTATAGTAGAGTTGAAGCTCATGGTGAACCATTATACAACTTAATAAATAGTTCTGTAGAGAACGAACGTAAAGTATTCTATGTACATGGCGGAGTGGATGGAGAAGAAAGAGAGGAAGTCAGATCAATCACAGAGAAAGAGAAAGATGCAATCATTGTTGCCTCTTACGGCACCTTCTCAACTGGAATTAACATTAAGAACCTTCATAATGTAATTTTTGCGTCGCCCTCCAAATCTAGAATCCGTAATCTTCAATCCATAGGTAGAGTTCTTCGTAAATCAAAGGACAAGACCTCAGCGATGTTATATGACATTGCGGACGACATCACATATAATTCCAAAAAGAATTATACTTTGAATCATCTTATAGAGAGAATTAAAATATATAAAGAAGAAGACTTTAATTATGAACTATCCCATATCAAGCTAAAGTAATGGAAGACGAATTCTACGCATCAGTTAAATTAGTATCAGGTGAAGAGATCTTTGGAGAGGTTATGCCTTCTGAAGAAAATGGTCGCACGGTTTTAATTATTAGTGATCCTGTAGAGATCGAAACAGTAAGTATGGACGGAAGACATGAGGGTCTTCGCATGATGCCGTGGTTAAGGAGTATGCCATCAGAAGGCATCATCATTATTCCAATGGATAAAGTTATAACTGTAGTAGAAGCACGAGAAGATTCTGAAGTCGTAGCTTACTACCAAAGATTTATTATGACAAATCTTTCTGGTGGTTCATCAGAAAAGATTAAAGTCACTAAAAAAATGGGATATGTAATTTCTGTTGAAAAGGCTCGAGAGAGTCTTGAAAAACTCTTTGATAAAGACAGCTAATTTGCCCTTGAACCCTTACAGAGTTATTGTACATCTATTTTAAGGACTTGTCAAGCGTCTGATTTTATGTTATACTGAATGTATTAAAGCACTAGTCGCAGAAAGCTTTCTTATCTTATTTAATTACCTTTGTGGTGAAACTTATTATGAATATAAATTTTAAACTCATAGGTAATATCACATGCCCGCAAAAGGTAAGACTCGAAAGAGATCCGAACACTACGTTAACAATAAAGAATTTCTTTATGCTATCGTACAATACAAGGCTGACGTAAAGGCGGCAGAGGAAGCGGGAGATCCCAAACCACGCATCACAAACTACCTTGGTGAGTGCTTTGTAAAGATCGCAACGCACCTTTCATACAAACCAAACTTTGTGAACTATATGTTCAGAGAGGATATGATATCAGATGGAATAGAGAACTGTGTCCAATACATACATAACTTCAATCCAGAGAAATCTACGAATCCTTTTGCTTACTTCACTCAAATCATACACTATGCTTTCCTCAGACGTATACAGAAAGAGAAGAAACAAATGGAAATCCGTGAAAAGATCATTGAGAAGTCGGGGTATGACGAGGTTATGCATGTTGACGATGATGGGGGCTATTCTAGCGACTATAATTCAATAAAAGAGGCAGTACAAACAAAAATGAATCAATGAAGATAGCGATTATAACTGATACACACTTCGGAGGCAGAAGAGGTAACAAGGTATTTCACGATTTCTTTCAAAAATTTTACGATAATATATTCTTCCCAGAACTAGAGAAGAGAGGAATTAAGTATTGTATTCACATGGGAGATGCCTTTGACAATAGAAAGAATATAGATTACTGGTCTTTAGATTGGGCAAAAGAACATGTATATGATAAGTTTCAAAAATTGGGCGTCCGAGTTTGGCAACTCGTAGGTAATCACGATGTCTATTATAAGAATACAAACAAGATCAATTCAATTGATTCATTGTTAGAACACTATGATAATATAGTTCCTATATCTAAACCAGACACATATGATATAAATGGATTCAAAGCAATGATGTTGCCTTGGATATGTGATGAGAACTATCAAGAAACTGTTGAAGCGATAGAAAGATCAGATGCTAAGATGGCTTTTAGTCACTTAGAACTACATGGATTTGAATTATATCCAGGCATGTTCCAACAGGGTGGTATTGATAAGGGTATTATCGCCAAGTTTCCTACAGTATTCTCAGGACATTATCACACCAGAAGTAATGATGGTCAAGTCTTCTACTTAGGTAATCCATATGAGATGTATTGGAATGACTGTGGAGATAAGAGAGGATTCAATATCTTAGATACAGAAACAGGAGAGATTGAGTTCATAGAGAATACAAATCATATTTTTGAAAAGATATATTATGAAGATACTCCAGCGGAATTATTCAAAGCACATCTATACAAAGATAAAATAGTCAAACTATTCATCAGATCTAGGAAAAGTCAGTTACAGTATGATAAATTTTTAGATAAACTCATGAAAGCTGGTATCATTGATCTTAAAGTTGTAGAGAATACTGCAATCAATGATACAGAAGTGGATCTTGATAGTGAAAGAATCGAGGATACATTAACCCTTCTTAATAAATATATACAAGACTCCGACTTTGACCTAGAAAAAGAAAGAGTTAAAACACTTCTTAAAGAAGTATACCTAGAAGCTTGCGAAGCAGAGTAATGTACATCTTATCACTTCACGGAAAAGAAGGAGAAGGAGCCTATGCCGTCACAAATGATGATGGTCACAAGGCTTTGTATCTTTTTGAACAGGAAGATGATGCTACAAGATACGCAGGCTTGTTAGAAGCGAATGAAGCTATCCCCTTGACAGTTGTTCAAATAGATGATAAACTGGCTGTAGATACATGTCAGAAACACAAATACAAATATGTTATTATCTCAGAAGATGATATAGTGATTCCACCAAAAGATTATGATAATATTCAAGACAATACGGTGGCGTAATTTTCTATCAACTGGTAATCAGTTTATAATTGTAAGTTTTCAAAAATCCCCGACGAATTTAATAGTAGGTGCTAATGGAGCGGGTAAATCTACTATTTTAGATGCACTAACTTTCGTTTTATATAATAAACCTTTTCGTAAAATTAAGAAAGCACAGTTAATTAATACTGTAAACGAGAAAGAGTGTGAAGTACAGATAGAATTTGAGATACAGGGTAAGATTTATACCGTTGTAAGAGGTATGAAACCTACTTTGTTCCAGATTTACATAGATGGCAAATTACAAGATCAGTTTGCCAACCAATTAGATCAACAGGCACACTTAGAAAATAGTATACTTAGACTTAACTATAAATCTTTTACTCAGACAACTATCTTAGGGTCTGCAACCTTTGTTCCTTTCATGCAACTAGGTAATACAGACCGTAGAGCAATCGTTGAGGACGTATTAGATATTAAAATCTTCTCAGGTATGGCTAAAATACTGAGAGATAAGATTAGTAAGACCAATACAGAGATTAGAGAACTGACAATCAAGAAGGATATGATCTCAGAGAAGATTGAGATGCAAAAGAGCTTCATTGCTGATCTCGATAAGAGTGGAAAAAAGAGAATACAAGAGACTAAAATAAAGTTAGATGGACTATTCAATGATGAGTCCACCTTGATGGGAGATAATAAGAAATATGAAAATTTAATTAAGACAAAATACCAACCTCAACTCGAAAAAGTATCATCTGCTCGTTCTTCTCTTAAGAGAATGAACACAATTAAAATCAAACTGGAACAACGGATACAGAATGTAACATCCGATCATAAGTTCTTTACCGATAACGTATCATGCCCTACATGTGGACAGAAAATAGAAGAAGAGTTTCGCTTAAATAAAATTGAAGACATCGAGGGTAAGGTCAAGGAGATTAACTCTGCTTACAAAGACCTTACCAAGTCTATTAACGAAGAACAAAAAAAGGATAAAGAGTTCTTAGACACCTCGAAAAAAATCACTACACTCACTAATGACATTTCAACAAACAATTTTAAAATTTCTCAGTATCAACGACAGATACGAGATTATGAATCAGAAATTCAAGAGATTACCGAACAAATTGCAAACAGAAATACTGAAAGAGCCACTCTCAAGGCACTAAAAGGTGAGTTAACAACTGTAGAGAACGATAAATCAAATCATTCTGAAAATATAGACTACTTAGAATTTGCAAACTCCATGATGAAAGACTCTGGAGTCAAAGCAAAGATCATAAGAAGGTATTTGCCTGTCATGAATCAGAAGATCAATAAGTATCTTCAAATGATGGACTTCTATATCAACTTTACTTTAGATGAACAGTTCAATGAGAAGATCAAATCACCTATACATGAGAAATTCAGTTACGAATCATTCTCTGAGGGTGAGAAAATGCGAATTGATCTTGCTATTCTGTTTACTTGGAGAGATATTGCTAAGATGAAGAACTC